AGGGCGAGCTCGGGGCACCTGGAATACCGGCGCCATCGATCAAGGGCTGGAAGCTCGATCGCGAGCGCTACATCGCGGTGCCTGTGATGAGTGACGGCCGGGACGGCGCTGCGCTCGACCTGCGCGGCTTGTTCGAGGCGTACCATCGCGAAGCGGGTTGACAAGAAATGGCCAACCGAACGGTCACGATCTTGACGCCGGCAATCAACAGCAACCTGTTGACGCTCGACGAGGCGAAGCTGTTCATGGGCTTGCCGCTGGCCGACGCCTCGGACGACGCCCAGCTGCAACTCTTCATCAACGTCAACTCGGTCAACGTCGCGGCGCTTTGCAACCGGGACAACTGGACATTCGCCCGCGAGGAGGTCCGCGAGAAATGGCAAGAGCTGGGCTGCCAACTGTCGTGGCCTGGATACTATTATCCCGACTATTGGCCGTCCTATTCGGGAACGGTTGGCCGGGGCGACGCGCGGCGCCTGTTCCTTTCGCACTGGCCGGTCGACCCGGCCGACATCGAAAGCGTCGAATCCCCGCTGGGCACGGTGCTCGACCCGTCGCTGTATGAGATCGAGACCAAATCCGGCAAGCTCTCCAGCCTCGCCGGCCCATTCATCGAGCCCGTCGTCGTCACCTATTGGGGCGGCTACGTTCTGCCGGATCAATGCCCGCGCGCGCTCAAGCAGGCCTGCGCGCTTCTCAATGTGCAGAGCAAGCTACTCGCTCAGCTCGGGAGCGTCGGCGGCATCAAGCTCCTGTCGCACAAGCAGGCGCGGGTGGGCTTCCACGATCCCGTCCAGATGCTCGAGGCGGCGATGGGCGGCAAAGGCGCGCCGACGCAGATGCAGGTCATGAACCTGCTGTCCCACTACATGCGCTATGAAGTGTGAGCTATGGGGATCGACTTCTCGACCGCCGTCTACTTGCAGAATTTCACCGTGTTCGCGCGAGCGGTGACCATAACCCCGAAAGTTTCACAGCCGGGGGCCGGCGCTTATTCGGCGCGCGGCATCTACGACACGGAAGAGGTGGACGTCGCCGCCGAGGATGGGTCGGTCGTGACCGACCATCGCACGATCCTCGACATCCGCGAGGCCGAATTCCTTGTCCTGCCGCAGCAGGGCGACGAGGTGTTCATCCCTCCGGATACCGGCGCCATGGTGGCACTCGGCGACCACGAGGTGATCGACGTGTTCCACAACGGCGGCGGCGAGACCACGCTGCAGCTCCGCAAGATCGAGACGGCCGGCTGAAACGATCCCATGATCACGATCAGCGCCGAGGGCGCAGACGCGTTCGTCAAGACGATCGGCAAGATGATCGGCCGCATCACCTACTTTGGCGGCGTCGAGATGCCGAAGGAGATGTCTGATTGGCAGGTCGATGATGTGCACCGCAAGCGGCCGGGCACCAAGCGGTCGCGCTGGAGGGCCGGGTCGACAAAGGTCCAGACGCTGTTCAGGCCTCACTCGCGGTTCGAGACCGAGCGCTCGGCGCTCTACCAGAGACGCTTGATGCGGCGGGTGCGGCGCGTCGGCACCACCAAGCGGTTCAAGCAGATCAACGACTACATCCAATTGAAGCGCTCGAGCCGGCCGATCCTGCGCGACAGCCTGGTCAGGGAATTGGAAGACCGCATGGTCACGGCCATGTCCGAGACGATCTCCTGGGAATGAACGCGATCGTAAGATTGCCGAACGGCATCACGCAGACCCAGAGCGTCGGCTGGGTGTTGCGCGAGATGTTGCTCGGTGCGCTAGAGCCGTACTTCTCGGGCTTCACCATCCGGCGCACCGATTATAAGCCGATCCTGCCGGCGCAATTGCCGGTGCTCGGCGCCTACATCGTCAACGAGCGCATGACGCCGGACGGCGACCCGAACGCGGGCGCCATCAATTTCATCCACATCTTCAAGATCGGGTTTTCGATCGTCATCGCGAACAACGACCCGGACATCGCCGAGCAGAAACTCGACGCGGCGTTCTGGTCGCTCATGAACGGCCTCTGGTCAAACGCGCCGCTCATCCGCTTCTGTAGCTCCTCCAACCCCGACCAGACGGGCCCGGAGGGCATCACGCTCGGCGTGCGCCGCCTGATTTACGGCAACGTCGGCAAAAACAACGAAACGCCGACCGCCGAGCTGCAATATGAGATCGACTGCAAATACCGGACCTATTGGCCGCCGGTCATCAACGACTTCCTCGACAAGATCGTCGTGACGGTGATCCCCGCGGGGTTCGACCAGACGCAAACGCCGGTCATCACCATCGAATACGACTTCTCTCAAACCGGCTGAACTCAAACAAAACGGAGACAAACAATGGCCCAACCAGAGAGCGGCTTTGCCATTCGTCAAGAGCGCATCAAGGCGCGCAAGGAGCTGATGGCCAGGATCACGCCGCGGTACCCGTATGTGCGCGTCAGCCCGAGAGACGACGACATGCGCCGGATACTCAGGCACCCGAACGGGGTCGGCTTCCATGCCACCGGGTCCGTCGAGTGGCCTTTCGACAAGTTCACGAGGAAGCGCATCGCGGACGGGTCGGTGGTGGTCGAGGAGAAGAAGCAGGAGCATGCCGCTCCGCAGCGCCAGGCGCACAACTAATGGAGGTCGGCCATGCCGATCAGTTTTTCGCAGATACCCGCTGACATCAAGGTCCCGCTTTACTGGGTCGAAGTGGACCCGTCCAAGGCGGGGCTCCCGCAGCTCGGGCTGCGCGCCCTGATGATCGGCACCGCGCTTGCCGGCGGCGACACGGCGATGAACGTCCCGGTTGCCGTGGGCTCGCAGGCACAGGCGGACGCGCATTGGGGCCAGGGCTCCGAGATCAGCCGCATGTTCCAGGCGTTCTTCGCCAATAATTTCTCAAACGAGGTGTGGGGCATCGGTGTCCCCGAGTCCACGGGGGCGACCGCCGCGACGGGTACGGTCACGGTGGCGACGCCGCCGACCGACGCCGGCACCATCCACTTGTACATCGGCGGCATCCACGTCCCGGTCAACGTCGGGGCCAGCGACACGACGAACACGATCGCTACGAACATCGCCGCCGCGGTCAACGAGATATTCGACCTGCCGGTCGCGGCCTCGGCGGCGACCAACATCGTGACGCTGCACTGCCTCTGGAAGGGCGTGAACGGCAACGACATCACGGTCAGCACCAACTACTACGGGACGATCGGCGGGGAGATACTGCCCCCAGGCCTTACGCTGACGCTCCCCGCGACCGGTCTGCTCACCGGCGGCGCGGGCGTGCCGGACTTCACGACGGCGATCTCCAACATGGGCGACCAGCCGTTCGAATACGTGGCCGTGCCCTACAGCGATTCCACGACGCTGCTCGACTTCGAGAACGAATATGGTTTCAGCGATACCGGACGGTGGGGCTGGCAGCGCCAGCTCTTCGGCCACGTCTTCACAGCGAAACGGGGGTTGTATTCGGACTTGATCACGTGGGGCGACACCCAGAACTCCGGCGTCGTGTCGGCGATGGCCTTCGAGGAGACGTCGCCGTCGCCGTGTTTCGAGTGGGCGGCGGCCTACACCGCGAAGGCGCAGCGCGCGCTCGTCAACGATCCGGGGCGTCCCCTACAGACGCTCAGCCTCAACCAGATCAAGTGTGCCCCGCTGCAGTCGAGGTTCGACTTCGTCGAACTCAACAGCCTCGCGGAGAATGGCCTCGCGATCCAGAAGGCCGGCAGCGACAACCAGCCGATGATTGCCCGGGAGCAAACGACATACCAGAAGAACCTCTACGGGCAGAGCGATGACGCCTACGAGCTTGTGACGACGCTCGCGACGCTGGCGAGATTGTTGCGCAACCAGCGCCAGGCGATCACCAGCAAATATGCGCGCTGCAAGCTCGCCGACGACGGGACGCGGTTCGGGCCTGGCCAGGCAATCGTCACGCCCGGCATCATCCGCGGCGAGCTGATCTCGGAGTACATGATCGACGAGTTCAACGGTCTCGTGCAGGACTCCGTGGACTTCGCCGCCAATCTTCTTGTCGAACGGGACAGCAATGACCCGAACAGGCTCAACGTGCTCTACCCGCCCGGCCTCATCAACCAGCTCCGCATCTTCGCGGTGCTGGCCCAGTTCAGGCTGCAGTACGACCGCGGCCTTGACACCCTGATCGCGGCGCCGAGCCCGGTCGGCGTCACCGGCATCATGCCCACGGTCGGTTAATCTCACCTCAAAAGGAGAAGGGTCATGGCAGTCCGAATAGCGGGCATCGCCTTTCTGTTCGTCAACAACAATCAGATGGCGCTGCGCGGCAACTTCACAGTGTCGCCGGCCGTGGTCGAGCGGACCATGCTGGCGGGTCAGGATGGCGTCCATGGATATCAGGAACTGCCGCGCGTGCCGTACATTGAGGGAGACATATCGACGATGCCTGATCTCAATCTCAAGGACCTTGAGAATCAGGTCAACGTTACGGTCACCGCCCAGCTTGCCAATCAGAAGCAGTACACTCTGGGCCAGGCGATATGCAAAGCCGGCTTCGAGGCAAACACCAGGGATGGGCAAGTGAGGGTCCGCTGGGAAGGCATCACGTGCGACGAGGGGACGTGGTGAAATGAAGGAAGGATTTCAACACGCTGAACCTGTGAAGGTTGAGCCTGCAGCCGCCAGCGGCAATGGTCATGCCGAGCCTCCTCTTCTGGAGGAGTTCAAGGAGACGTGGCCGATCAAGGTCAAGCTCGTGCACAAGCCGATCCGCGACCAGGACGGCAAAGAGCTGGCCGAGCTGTCATTCCGCGAGCCGACGGCCGGCGACATCGTCCGCTACGGCAACCCCGTCCGCTTGACCAACGACTTCGACGCGGCGATCGACGAGCGGAAGATGACGGTGATGATCGCGGCGCTCTCCGGCGTCTTGTCGCCAATGCTCGACAAGATGGACCCGCGCGATTGGAATTCTTGCGCCTACAGGCTGCGAACTTTTTTCTTACCCGAACCAGCGTTGGCTTGGTAGACGAGTCCGAGAACATCGTCCTCGACTGCTACTGGCTCGCGCGCTGGTTCCATCAATCCCCCGAACATTTCCTCGAAATGCCGATCTCGCGCGTGTCCATCCACATGAGGCGCACGCAGCGGATGATCGAGCGCATGCGCCCTCCGGAAGACGATGGCTGACCAGGAATTAAAACTGACCGTCTCGCTGGTCGACAACGCGACGCCGCAGCTCGGCGCCATCAAGTCGGCGATGCAGGGGCTCGGCAGCAGCGAGGCCCACGGCGCGCTGCGCCGCACCAGCGAGCACGCCAAGACCCTCGGCGACCACATCGGCAAGCTCGGCCACGACGTCGAGCACGTGGCCAAGCACGTGCTCCCGTCGTTCGTCACGGGCCTGGGGGGCGTCGCCACCGGGTTCCTGGCGCTCGGCCTCGCCACCGAGAAGACGATCGGCAGCGTCAAGGAGTTCTCGAAGGAGGT